GGCACAACTGGCGGCTTGCATACCGATTCTACTTCTTACACAGGTTGCAGTATTTATCCTGCACAAGGCACAATAACTGGTGAAATTTCCGTCTATGGATTTAATAGGAGTTAATAAAATGGAAAAGATATTTGTAGCAGTTGATAACGAGCGCATTGAATTAACAGGTGCAGACAAAGAGGCATTTCTCGCACAAAGAGAAATTGATTTGGCTGCTGCCACCGCTAAGCAAGCCGAAGCCGAAGCAAAGGCGCAGGCTAAGGCTGCATTACTTAAGCGTTTAGGCATAACTGCTGACGAGGCTAAATTACTTTTAGCATAATCTTGAGAAATTGTGGCAACAATCAGAGAGCTAACAAGCCCAAACGGCTGGCCGGCAAGCGAAGATAGACAAACCATAGGCATACAGTCTTTTGTTATTCCTGGCACTAAATTAAAGATTGCTTGTGCTCAAGCTGTAGCACCAATACTTGTTGCTTTTTGTAAAGAATTTCATGAACTTGTAGAGCCTGTAGATCAAGGTCAATTAGATGACTGGGGTTATGCCTTTAGAATGACCAGAGGCTCTGACAAAGTTTTAAGTAATCACAGCTCCGGTACAGCGGTAGATCTCAATGCTCTTAAACATCCACTAGGCAAGTCAAATACATTTAACAAAGAACAGTGTAATATAATCACATTACTAATAACTAAATATGGATTGGCCTGGGGCGGTCATTACAAAAAGCGTAAAGACGAAATGCACTTTGAAATCAAGATGGACAAAGAGCAAGTCAAAAGCAAAATTAAACAGTTAGGATTATGATGAAACTCAGTGCAAAACAAAAAGCAATTGTAAAATCTTATGCACGCAGCGTAGCCGCTGCCACTGTCACCACAGCTTTGGCTCTGATAGCAGATGTGCGCCCGGAATTATCAATCTTAGCAGGTGCACTTGTAGCACCTTTAATTAGATATTTCGATAGTCAAGATAAGGCCTTTGGCCGCAACAGCGAATGAATGCTAATGAGTGGGCAGGTTTATCGGTAGCTGTAATAACAATTTTAGGCTCATTTATTGCATCTGTCAGATGGCTTGTAAAACATTATCTTTCAGAGCTAAAGCCTGACAAAAATGGACAGCATAATCTTGAGGGTCGTATATGTAGGATTGAAAATAAGTTAGACACGCTATATGAAATCCTAATAACTAAAAACTAACCTGCATACCCTTCTCCTATGAAGAGCTGTGTTGTAGTGCCAACTAGGGGCAGACCTGAAAACATGGCTAGATTAGCTGCCTCTTTTGTTGGCACAAATACAGCTGCAGATCTTTATGCCGTTATAGATAATGATGACCCTAAATGGAATGAGTACGCCAAAGATGACTCTTATGTTTGCATACCTGCAGAAAATAAAACAGGCGGTTGTGCACACGCTCTTAATAGTGCTACAGAGCTTTTACTTGATTTTGTTAATTATCCTTTTTATGATTTGTATATCTTCATGGGTGATGATCACTTGCCTAGATCGGTCGATTGGGACAAAGCTCTACAAAAAGCGTTAATGGGTAAAACTGGCATTGCCTATGGAGATGATCTGCTACAAGGTCAAAACCTGCCTACAGCTTATGCAATGACAAGGGATATTGTTGAAGAGCTAAGAGGCATGACATTCCCAGGTTGCAAGCATCTATATTTTGATAACTTTGTAAAACAATTGGGCATTGACCTAGATTGTTTAGTTTATCTACCAGATGTGATTATTGAGCATTTACATCCTGCAGCCGGTAAGGCCGAGATGGATGAGGGTTATACCAGGGTAAATCAACCTAAATGGTATGAAGAGGATCTATTGACTCTGCAAAAATATTTAAGATCCCAAAAGTATGCCGATTTGGTCAATAAACTTAAATGAAAATCAATGATTTATTTGATGCTGTCCTTGTAGTCAATTTAGATCGAAGACCTGATCGCCTGCAAGCTATAACTCATCAACTTGAGACTTTACAAATAACTTGGCGCAGATGGCCGGCAATAGACCATATCAACACAGACATGACACCTATTTTTTGTAATGTCATGAACACCATAAATAGATTGTTTTACTCACAATGGCGAGGATATAAACAAATTTTGTTATTAGATGATGATTGCGAATTTGTGAGTGATTTTTATGACAAATTTGATGAAGTTTGGCCACAAGTACCAGATGATTGGGATACAGTTAGTTTTGGCGATCATTTGATTTCGGCAACAAAAGTTACAGAAAAAATACAAAAAGTGCATCAGTCTTATGGCGGTCATGCCACAGCAATTAAAATGACCTGCCTACCAATCTTATTTGAAGGACATAAAGGTCAAGATTTTGCAGATTTAGAGGCTAATAAAATGAGCGACAAATTAAACAGATATGTGATTGAACCTGGCTTGGTTGGACAAGGCCGTTATGAGTCAGATTTAGTTGGTGGCATTAGACCCAATCTTTACAATTTGTGGCAATAATGAATATTTTAATAACAGGCTCACATGGCTTTGTTGGCAGGGCATTTAGGAGAGCTTTACCTTATGCTCAATTAACTTTAGTAGATCTTAAGAATGGTACAGATTGCAGAGATTTTTTTAAGCTAGAAAAAAAACAATATGATTTAGTTATACATCTTGCAGCTATTGTAGGTGGCCGGCAACAAATAGAAAATGCACCTTTAAGCTTAGCGGTAGATCTAGCCATTGATGCTGAGTTTGCTAATTGGTGCATGATTACCAAGCAGCCTTATGTAGTTTATTTTAGCTCTTCGGCTGCCTATCCAATAGAGCTGCAAACGCTGTCCAAGAAACATAAGCTTAAAGAAAAAGATTTAAACTTTAAAAAAATTGGCGCACCGGATTTGAGTTATGGCTGGGCTAAACTAACAGGTGAGACACTAATGAGTTACTTGCGGGATGCTGGCACTCAGGTTTTGGTGTTAAGACCTTTTAGCGGCTATGGCACTGATCAAGATATGACCTACCCATTTCCATCAATTATACAAAGAGCCATACTAGGTTCAAATCCATTTGATATATGGGGGCGTGCAACTACTACCAGGGACTTTATACACATTGATGATGTTGTAGATGCGGTCATCACAATGGTTAAAAACAATTGCAATCAAACAGTTAATCTTTGTACAGGTAGAGCTACTACTTTCCTAGAATTAGCTCAAATGGCTTTGAAAACTTTAGGTATAGACAAGATGCCTAAGTTCAATGTCCTATCTGATAAACCTGCAGGCGTGGCCTACCGGGTGGGCAATCCGACAATGATGAGTGATTACTATTCACCAAAAATTACTTTGGAAGAGGGCGTGCACCGAGCAATATCTGGCATTTTGTGATTTACACTTAAGCCATGGCAACCACACGCAAACGCAAAAAGCCTGTACAAAAAAGGCGTAGGACTACTAAAGAGGCTGTTCTAACCAAGTTAGATTTTTGGGCTATTGCAGCTAATGAGGTTTATATGGCTTGCCGTAAAGCTGGCATGGATGAAGGTACAGCTTTAGCTTTTGCAATGGACAGGTCAAGTTATCCTGATTGGATTGTGGACACAAAGGATCCTATAAAAAATCCTCTTGATGATTTTGAAGAGGATGAAGATTAAGCGAGACCGGTCAATCAATGCAAGGTATCTGATCTGTTCAGATCTGCAGGTGCCATTCCAATTTGATGCTGCAATCTCCAATTTAAAAAAGTTAGTCAAAGCTTTCAAATTTGATTTAGTATTAAATGTTGGTGATGAGTTAGACTTAAACACAATCTCAAAATACAGTCAAGGTAAAGCTGAGTCATTTCAACAAACCTTAAATGCTGACCGGGATCTTTGTAAAGATATTCTTTATGACTTAAAAACAGATGTAGTTTCAAGATCAAATCATGCCGATAGATTATTTCAAGCTGTAAGTCAGGTACCGGGTTTAATGGCCTTACCAGAGCTGCAATATGAAAAATTTATGGGCTTTGATGACCTAGGCATTTATTACGCCAAAAAGCCTTATGAGATACCTGGCACTGACTTTGTGCTCTGTCATGGGGATGAAGGCAACCTGTCTAAGATTGGCGGCTCTAGTGCATTAAATATCGCAAAAACCTGGGGCAGGTCTGTAATTGCTGGGCATAGTCACAGAATGGGCTACACATGCCACTCAGAGGCCTTTGGAGGCCGATTACAGAGGGTTTTAGTAGGTATTGAGGTAGGACATACCTGTGACATGAAAAAGATGTCTTACCTGGCAAAGCGCAATTATTACGCCAATTGGCAGGCTGGGGCTGTAATCATGACCATCAAGCGTGGCAATCCTAGCTTTGAGATGATCCGCTTTGACACAGACGGCAGCTTCACAGCTCTAGGTAAAGCCTTTGGGTAATTGCTTTTGTCAGTGGGCTATGCTTTAATTGCTTTTGTAAATCCATTTGAAGGGATGGGACAATGAACGCTACACAATATGCACAAAAG